TATATGTATAAACGCACACGCTAAATTTCTCACAATTTTTCAATTTTAGGAGAAGCGAAGTTGCTTTCTGGTACGAATCATAAGTGTTCGAAGTGTCTTAGGAAGTGTAAACAGTGGAAGCAATCTAGGATTATCCAGTGCAGTGCGTTTGTTTTTAATAAACGTAAGCCATAGAATATCGTAGTTTCACAGTGTCCTACCACACAGTGCCTATTCTAAGCCAGTTTTATGGTTCAAATTTAAACGAAAGGCTTTAAATAACAATGACGGTGGCAATTAAGGAAAACAAGGTTTTAATCAAAACTAGAGCCTCTGAAGTGCCATCCGCAAGTTGGGTATCTAAAGTATACAAGCCAGCGGAGAAGTTTGAGTCTAGACCTGAATGGGAAGGTATCGTAAAGGTAGTCAAGGCACGTGATAAGCATAGTTGCAAGTCTTGCGGAATAAAGGTTGGTTTAACAGTCCATCACATACTACCCCGTTCTGAAGGTGGCACTGATTATCCACCTAATTTGATAACTTTGTGCGGATTTTGCCATGATGAGATAGAAGAGCTAGGTTTTAAAGTAAAAGAACAGATTATAGATTATAAACGTACACGCAAATATATAAAACATAGCCCCAGAGAGGCTACAAAAGAAAAGGCTGTACGCTGGCAGCAGTGGGTTTACGGGGGATACAAGAACCCGAATAAAGAATGACTACTGATAATAGCGTAAAAGAGCTTTACCTAATCTACAAACACAACGTCCTAGCCTTTGTTGAGGATTTCCTACAGCACTATTTGACATACAAAACTCCCGATTTCCACAAGGAGATACTGGAAACGGTGAGTAAGGAACAAAGAGTTGCCCTGGCAGCACCAAGAGGATTCGCAAAGAGTACCTTAGTATGCGTATTCTATGTATTACATTCATCACTGTTCTTAAAACATAAAGATATAACTCTTATATCAGCTTCTGAAAGCCTCGCTATTGAGTGGTTAAGACGTATTAGACGGGAACTAGAGACCAACCCGATGATAATTAAGTTCTTCGGGGACTTACGTAGTGAGAAGTGGACAGAGAACCATTTGGTACTTAGTAACGGTGTTAATATTCGAGCCAGAGGCGCAGGTGGACAGATACGTGGCTTTAGACCTGACCTTATAGTATTAGATGATATTGAGACCGATGAGTCTGTTTCCAGTGAAGAACAGCGTAATAAGCTCCGAGACTGGATATTCAAAGCCTGTTTGAACACATTATTGCCGGAGGGGAAGTTTATCATAATCGGCACAATTATATCTCCCCTTGCTCTTTTAGAGGAAATGCTCACCAGCAACAACGATTGGGTAAAACGTAAGTACAGAGCCTATAAGGACGGTATTCAGGAAGAAGGGCATGAGCTTTGGGGTTCATTATGGACTCACGCACGGTTACAGGCACGTAAAGCTGAGATTGGAACATTTAGCTTTGCAAGTGAGTTTATGAACGACCCTGTATCAAACGAGACCGCACCCATTAAACAGCACCAGATTAGGTACTGGAAAGAATTACCCCAACAGTACAGCTGTGTTATAGCCGTAGACCCTGCGTACAGCGAAGATGACAGGGCAGACTATAAGGTTGCTGCACTCATTGGTCTTGACCAGAACATGAACCGCTACCTTATCAGCTACGTTAGAACACACAGCCCTACTGGGGAGTTCATTGACGCAATACTCAATATGTGGCTACAGAGCAGGGATAAGTGTACGGGTATAGGTTTACCGCACAGTGGCGGTGACAAAGAGTTCTTTAGCTCGTTTATGAGGAAGTGCGAGGAACGTAAGCTTTACCCGCCAGTCACTGAATTAAAGAATAGTTTTACCCAGAACAACAGTGCGGTTACTAAGCGCAACAAGATGGGTCGTATTATCGCTTCCCTGCAACCGTTATTTGAAAGTGGGAAGTATTACATAAATGAATCACATAGTGACGCCAGAGATGAGTTATTAGCACTTGGTTACTCACGTCACGATGATTTAGTTGATGCACTAAGTTACGGTGAGCAGATTATCTCACCAGTGTTTTATGAAGTACCAGGACAGGCAAATTACAGCAATCAGGGGTTGCAGGTTAATAAAAACAGGATAAAGGATTACGGTTATTAAATATGGCTACACGGGTACTTAAATCACAATCAAAACCAAAGCTTATCAAGAAGGAGGCTGACGCACCGAAGAAGCCGACTGCTGATGACCTTTATAAGTATGTAGAGGATTTTGTAACTTCCGCTAAAGACAATACGTCAGTTTGGTCACAGAACCAGCTGAAGTGGCATAAGCTTCGTATGCGGATTAAGAAAGATAAGGACTTCCCGTTTATCGGTTGTTCCAATATCCGTATGCCTACAGCGGAAACAAAGATACGTAAGCTCAAGGCTGCGTTGAACAATGTCGTCTATGGAATCCGTCCCGTAGTCCAAGTCATCCCTCCCCCGTCAGGAAAGATGGAGATAGCTCAACGCATTGAGAAGTGGCTTGACCATCTTATCTGTGACGTTATGCCAGCGAAAGCTAAATCAATTATCGCTATTGACCAGGAACTTGAAAAAGGGTTTTACATCTTAAAGCCGTACTTCCGCACAGAGATTACCACACGTATCGAAGAATATAATCTTGAAGATTTATCCATACAAGAAGCGAGTCAAATATATAACGCACAGACTACGCCTAAAATGCTTGCTGATATGTTAGTTGAACGTATGGAAGTTGATATGAACGAGTTGGTGGCAGAGGATAACACCAAAGCAGTCGAAGATGCGGTTAAGCAGATAATGGAAGGTAAAGATTTAATCAAGGTTGAGTTACAGGACGTTATCTACAACGCACCAGATTTTGCCTTAGTTGACCCAGACCATTTGTTTGTTAATTCAGATGCAGGGTATGACCCGCAGAGCTGTACGTTCATTTGCCACGAGATGTTCCTGCCTTTTAACCAAGTCAAGCTTAACGGAAAACTAAAAGGTTGGGATAAGGCTGTCATTAAAGAGATTGAAGAGTCTGCGGAAGATAAGATTGATGACGCAAATACTATGACCGATGACGAGAAAGACGCACAGGAAGGTATTAGTCGTCTTCGCTCTGACTCAAACTCTGTTCGTATATGGGAAGTATATTGCTGGTACGATTTAAACGGAGACGGTGTTGAAGAGAAGTGCGTCATTACAGTTGCACCAGACTTCAAGAAAACACTTCGTAAGATTACCCTCCCGTTCAAGTCAGGCAAGTTCCCGTTTGTAAAGCTTTGTTATGAACTACGTGATGATAGATGGTTCGCACACCGTGGTATTCCTGAAATCATTGAGGACATTATTAAAGAGATTGATGTCCAGCACATGCAGAAGATTGACCAACAGACGATTCGCAATACCCCCATGTTTGTGTACCGTGCTGGTATGGTTAATCCGAACCTCGTGCAGATGATTCCTAACCAGGGTATTCCTGTAAACGGTATGTCCCCACTTCGTGACACGATTGACGTACTTAACAATAACAACTCTAACGTGGAGTATTCCTACGAAAGAGAGCAGATGTTATTGGAATCAAAAGTTGAAGAGCTTGTTGGACAAGTTGACTATACACTTCAATCAATGATTAACAAACGTCAGCCACGTACTCTTGGGGAAGTCCAGTTACAGAACCAGAATATGCAGCAGGTGTTTAGTTTAGATGCAGATATTCACACCCAGGCGTTTACCGAGTTGTTTAACTGGATTTGGGAACTTGATATGCAGTATGGCGATGAGAATGTCGAGTTTATGTATTTTGGGCAGAACCCGTCATTTGGTATCGAGCCAGTGAAGTTTACTCGTGATGAGATACAGGGCAAGTACAAGATAACGGTTCGTGGTAATGACCAGAACACAAATCCACAGATTAAGTTACAGAAAGCACAACAAATACTTATGGCTGCGACAAACCCTGTGTTCTTACAGACTGGTGTTATTACACCTATTGAACAAGCGAACTCACTAAAGAGGTTCTACCAGACACTTGATATTGACACGTGGCAGGAACTGATTAATCCGAGAGTTGGACAACCTCAACCTCCGCAACAGCCACCGTCAGCAGCATTGATTAAACCTAACTTCTCTGACTTGACAGACGCAGAGCAAGCACAGGTGTTAGCTTCCGCTGGAGTTAAGCCGGATGCACAAGGTCGTATGATGCGTAAAGGAGAAGAGCTACAGGATAGACATATCGCAGCTCAACAGCACGATTTAGATATGGCTTCTCAAATCAAAGAAATGACTAATTTCGGGGGAGACGATGCCGGAGCAGAATAATAAAGAGGAATCTTTAAAAGAGTTACGTAGACGTATTGAGAAAAGCAACAGGATTGTAAGCGAACTAGAAAACAATGGAGCTTTTAAGGAACTTCTGTCTGACTTCGAAGAACAGCGTAAACGCATTGATGATAATTGGCATTTAGTTGGTAATAAAGAACAGCTTGATGAAATGAGGGTTACAAAGCTTGCGGTGGTTAGCTTATTAAACTCTCTTGATAATTATAGACACGATTTAAAGGTTGCACAATTAGAAGTGGCAAAGATAGAGAACCCAGACATTATTATTGGTAAGGATTTCGACAATGGATGATATTCAAGCTTTAGCTGCGATGATTTATGGTGAAGGAGCGTCTACCGATTACGACACAATGAAGATGATTGGTAGTACCGCTATCAACCGTTTGAAGTCTGGTAAATCAAAAGAGTTCGGTGCTTCAATTCCAGAAATAATCCAAAAGGGTTATTATGCAGCGAGTAATGCAAACATTCCGTACCAACAGGCTTCGATTAATTCTTTTCCAGACAAGAAGAGCGAGAACGCCTACAAACAGGCTCTTGCTATAGCATCTGGTCTTATTAAGGGAAGTATTAAGCCGGATAAAGGGCATTTCTATTTTACAGATAAAGAGATTGCTAAGATGAAGCGTCAGGGAAATAAAGCGTTTAATTTTAATGCAGTAAAGCCAATGGGTGCTATTGGCGGTTATAAGGTATTTGGTTATTAGTTTTATAGACCTCTCTATAAACGCTACTGGTGCGTAAACCAGATAGTAGAGGAAATATGATAGAAGATAAAGAACAGGTCGTTAATGCTCCTGACCCGACCCCAGGAGAGCAACAGGAAGTAAATACACAGCCTGAGACAACAGGTGCTGAGACTTCCGAGCAGCAGACAAACGATACGCAAGAACCCGTTACCCAGGAGCAGGGTCAAGCTCAGACAGAAATGGAAGCTGTAGACGAAAAAGGAGTTCCCTGGAAGAACCGCTTTTATGAAGCGGAACGAAAGAGAGCCGAGTTCGCCGAAAGTTTCCCACAGCTCGTCAGGGAAGAACTTGCAAAAGTAACACAAACGAAAAAAGCGGAACCAGAATACACGGTTGAGCAATTAGAGTCTTATGCCATGGAACACCCAGAACAAAGACCATGGGTTGAAAGCAAAAAGATGGAAATTGCCATCCGTAAACAAGCAGAGGTTACCGATTTAAAGATTCAGGAGTTTACCAAAAAGCAACAGGACGCTCTTATTAGAGTCAATGTTGAAAATGCGGTTACTTCTAATCCTCGGTATGCTGAGTGTTTCACAACTGATTACGCTGGACGAAAAGTGTTTAATCCGTCACATCCGATGACGCAGATGATTATAAATTATCTTCGTGCCCCAGATGTAGCGAATCGTCCAGACGGTCTTGCAGTAGCAGCTAAACTTGCGTATGCGGATTATCTTGATACACAGATGCCACAGACGCAGAAGAAAGTGAAGACCTTGCAGCAGTCAGTGAAAAAACTGCAGCGTAACACACTTGTTGAGGGTGGTGGCACTAATAATGTTCAGCCTGTTAAAAATAAAATGGATAAGGCTATGGATGAGATAAGACGTACTGGCTCGAAAGAAGCTGCACGTAATTATCTTAAAGAATACCTTACCCAAAGGCACAATCTACAAGGGAACGATTAATAGAATAAAATGTCAGCAAATGTTAATTTTACGTATGACAATACGTCGAGACGTGAGGACTTGCTTGATTTTATCATGCAGACCACGCCGACGGAACACCAGTTACTTACTGGTTTAGGTGTTTCTTCAGCGAATGATATTATCCATCAGTGGCAGTCAGATACATACAAGGCTGCTGCGTTAGGTGGAGCAGTTGAAGGTGCAGACCCGTCGTATGCAACCCGTGCAACACCGACTCGTTTGACGAATTACTGCCAGATTATACAGGTTCCTTTCAGTGTTACCGATACTGAGAGAAGTGTAGTCCATGCAGGGTTTAGTGACAGATATACCTATGAAGCAGAAAAAGCCATTGTTGAGTGGAAGAATGACGCTGAATACAATCTTATGCGTTCATCTTTAGTCTGCGGTAACAACTCAACAGCTCGTCAGTTAAAGGGTGTCAAATTTTGGTTAACAGTTACCAGCAACTATTCTGGTACAACCTTAACTGAAACAATCCTCAATGATGCTATGGCTGTTACGTGGGGATTAGGTGTTGAAGTTGATGCAATCTATTGCGGTATTGTTCCAAAAAGACGTATCTCTGGCTTTACGGCTGGTGCTACGAAAAATGTGGAAACAACTGACAAGAGACTTGTCAACGTGGTTGATGTCTATGAGTCTGACGCTGCACGTTTGGTCAAACTCTTCAAACATCGCTATGTCACAGTTACTGGTGATACATATAACGATGTAGTTGCAATTAAGGAAGACTTGTTCAAAACAGCCTATCTTCGTAAGCCTACGACTCGTGAGCTTGCAAAGACTGGTGATGCAACAAACGGACAGGTTATCGGCGAAATGACGCTTGAATGTCGTAATGTCGCTGGTGGTGTCTTTATGCAGAAAACTGCGTAAACAATAACTCGGTTATGGGGGTGCTAAAAACACCCCCTACCGTTTAATTATGCTTATAAAAAATACAGACGATAAAGAAAGAGTGTATAGGGACATAATTAACATGGGTCTTAAAAACCCACGTGTTTATTGCAACAACTGTGACACAGCTTTTATTGATTTTAAAAGACCACCGTGCTGTGACGACCCACAGTTAGGTACAAACTATAGTTTTACAAAGGCTATAGTAAAACAGAATAAGGAGATTCGTGCAACTCGTCTGAAAGCTACGGCTGCAACAAAGAACAACTCTCTTCGCTGGGGTGTTTCAATGCCGAAATGGATGTATGAGCTTTTAGACAGATACGAAACAATGCAGGGAGAAGGTAGAAGATTATTTAAAGATAAAAATGATGTTGCATGGTTTGCAAAACGGTTCAAAGCCTTTGCAATCCCAGAAAGGTATTAATGACAAAGCTTGCGTTAGCAATAATCGCAAAGAATGAAGTAAAAGAAATTGAACGGATAGTAAAAGATTACGGCAAGTATTTTGACGAGATTGTTGTCGGGTACGATAGTGACATACATGAATTATCTCACTTGCCAATTAAGGTTTATCCTTATGTTTGGAAAAAAGACTTTGCGGACAAGAGGAATTTCGTAGCGTCTAAGGTAGAGAGCGAATACTACCTACGTCTTGACTGTGATGACGAGTTGATTAATCCCCAAAACATAAGAGAGATATTTGACATAGCGGTCAAGAATGGTGTTGATGTTGTTTATGTACCATACCTTTATGGTTTTGATGAGGATGGTAATTGTGTCGCAGAACACGTCAGGGAAACGATTATAAAGAAGAGTGATAACTTCTATTGGATGAAGCCAGTCCACGAGAATATTCACATCATTGACCAGTCAGTATTTAAACCGTTAAAAACAGATAGGTTCAAGATTAAACATAATCTTACAGATGAACACGCACGTGAGAGTATGTTACGCAACCTTGAAATACTTTTAGACGAGTACAATGTTGACGGTGAGAACACAGACCCACGTACAATAGCTTATATCGGAAGAGCGTTTATAGATTTATGTGATTACAGAAAAGCAATACCGTTCCTTGAAAAACTAATTGATAAGTCTGGTTGGGATGATGACAAGTATTTCGCATGGATTGATATTGCTTCCGCTAATCAACACATGGGAAACATTGACAGTTCAATCGCAGCGTGTAACGAGGCTCTTGGTATAAACACATCATTCCCCGACGCATACACTAAGCTTGCTGAACTCTATATCTACAAGAAGGAATGGCGTAAAGCTCTTGACTGGCAGTTACTTGCCACAACAAAGAAAACTCCAGACACAATGTATGTTATCAATCCTTCAGTTTACAACATACGACCGCTAGTGAACCTGGCTATTATCTATTACAACCTCGGTGAGTTTAAGAGAGCTTTAGAGTTTATCAGAAAAGCAAAGACACTTGCACCAAGTAATGATTTCGTAAAATCAAATATAGCACTATTCGAGGAAATGTACCAGAACGATAAAGTTGTCAAAGAGATTATCGGTCTAGCATTGTATCTTGCGATACATGACAAAAATAGATTAAAGCACATTGTTGATATAATCCCATCTAAGGTTAAATACGACGAGAGAATATGCGAAGTCATTAATAGATGTGCTGAACCGAAAGTATGGGGTAAAGACACGGTTGTTTTCTACTGCGGTCAGGCATGGGAAGATTGGGCTGATCCATCAGTATTAACTGGTATTGGTGGCAGTGAAGAAGCCGTTGTTTATTTATCTAGGGAACTTGTAAAGCTTGGTTGGAAAGTAACCGTATACAACTCCTGCGGTGATTTAGCAGGGGAGTACAATGGTGTGGTTTATAAACCATTCTATGAGTTTAACCCAAAAGATAGGTTTAATGTTGTTGTTGCGTGGAGACAGAACTTCTTTAAAAAATTAGATGTCAGTGCAAGACGTATGTTGATTTGGTTACACGACGTCCCAACAGGGATGTTCGGTGATAAAGACGAATTGCAGACATTCAATAGTTTGATTGTTCTTTCCCAGTTCCATAAGAGTTTATTACCAAGCTTTATTCCCGATAGCCATATTTACGTTAGCTCAAACGGTATCAATACCGAAGACTTCAAGCCGTCAATGTTAGAACGTAACCAAAAACGTATAATTTACACCTCGTCTTATGACAGGGGTATTGAGTATCTACTCACAGCGTGGAATGAGATACGGAGTGAAGTTCCAGACGCTGAATTGCATATTTTCTACGGTTGGGACACGTGGATAAAGATGGAAGAGCAGGGTGCAAGACCTAAACAGTGGCGGTTGGCTATGCAGAAGCTTATGCAACAGCCTGGTGTGTTTGAACACGGGCGTATCGGTCATAAGCAGTTAGTCCAAGAGTTACAGAAGTCTGCAATATACGCTTACCCGTCACACTTTGAAGAAATATCCTGTATCTCTGCTATGAAAGCACAGGCAGCTGGTTGTTATTGTCTAACTACGGATTACGCAGCTCTGAAAGAAACCAACAAGTACGGTACACGTGTTATGGGTTCTGCACAGAGCGATACTGTTCGTAAAGTATTTGTTTCAGAGCTTATCAACCTATTAAAGAACGGTGTAGACAACACTCCGCATATTGAAGAATTTGGATGGGATAAGGTTGCTAAGAAGTGGAGTGAAGAACTATTCCTGTGCAAGAAATTAGAGTTTAAAGACTTAAATGATTACATAACTCAATATAGTTCTGCTAATACCAATATCACAACTGGCTTTGAAACAGGGTTCTACCCAAGAAGATTTCTTAATGCAGTTAATGTTGCTAATGATAATAATTGGATTAAGAAATCGTTAGACATTGGTTCATTTGACGCTTTCTTACCGTACCTTATCGCAAAGAACACAGATAACCGTGTTATGGCTCACGCCATAGATGTTAGCGATAAAGGATATTGCGATATTAACGAATTAACAGACAAAGAACGTGGCAACGTTAAGTTACTGACTCCCAATGTATTTGAGGATGCAAGTATAGATGGAAGGTTTGACCTAATAACGTGTTTCGAGATGTTGGAACACGTTATAGACGTTGATGTTGTTCTTTCTAAGATTAAATCACTTCTCACAGACAACGGCATAGCGATGTTCACAGTTCCCGATAAGAACGGCATCTATGGTGATGAGCATGACGTTAAGTTTAACGCAAGCCATATTAGAGAGTACGATGCTGATAGTTTTAGGGAAGCTCTTTCTAAACATTTTAATGTAGTTGAGTGCGTCGCTCAAGACAACCTAATCTACGCAACCTGTAAAAAGGAGAACTCTTGATACAGGAGTGGAAAGACCAATACAACAGTTTCAATAGTTGGAAAGGTTTACTCTACAGCGACTGGTATAAAGCTATTATCGAGTGGCGTGATGGAAAGCGGACAGCCCCACTGCCACCGATAGAGGTTAGTCTTGACCCCGTACACGCCTGTAACCTTATGTGTGAGCATTGTAACGCACACCGTTATTTAGATAAGACAGAGGTTATGAGTGAGGAACACCTGCTTGATTTGACAAAGTTCTTGGGTGATTGGGGCGTAAAAGCAATATGTTACGGTGGAGGCGGAGAACCTACACTACATAGTAAATTACCAGAAGCTATCGAACTTTGCACCAAGTTAGGTGTCCAGTCTAGCGTTGCTACAAACGGTACATTGATTAACGGTAAACTATCAAAGGTGTTGGCTAATAACTGTAGGTGGGTAGGTATATCAGTAGACGCAGCGACACCCAAGACGTATGAGATTGGTCGCAAAGCAAACCTGTTCCACCGTGTTATTCGCAACATCTCACAGTTGGTTTCAATTAAGGGTAAGGCTGATATAGCATTTAAGTTTCTCGTGTTTGGTTATAACCAGAACGAGATATTTGAAGCTTGTAAGATTGCAAAAGATTTAGGAGTTAGAGATTTCCACGCACGTCCGGCAGATTTCAGACATCAGGGTTTAGGGGAATGGAAGAAGAAAGAAAGTGAATACAATCTTGAAGTCATTAAAGAACAAATGGAAAAGTGCCACGAAATCGAAGACAAAGATTTCAGAGTCTTCACCGTCGTGCATAAGTTTAACAAAGATTTCACTCCTCGAAGAAGATTTAGTGGTTGTTTCGCATCACCTATTTGTATACAACTCTGTGCCAACGGGAAGGTTTATCTATGCCCAGACACTCGGCAAGTTAGTTTGTATGAACTAGGCTCACACGCTGACCCAAAAGATATATTGAAGTTTTGGGGTAGTAAGAAACATTATGATTTAGTTTTTAAGACGGGTTGTAAGAACTGTACCAGTAGATGCACATTCAGCCCGTATAACGAACAGATGGAACGGCTCTTTGTCAATCAGGATGACCCTATGTGTTGGAGGTTCGTGTAAATATGGAACGAGACCCAGGAGATATCATTGACCGTGCTTCAATAGCGTTTCTTAAATCAAAACGTATTGGTGATGCAGACTCAAACAAAGAGTGGTTGATATTTCTGGGGGGTTTAAGCGAGTTAGAGGAACAGTTCGCAGACAAGCTAGACGTTTCCAAGTATTTTGACAAGATTCTCGCCATCAACACGAAGATATGGGATTTAGAGAGTGCTGTCCGCAAAGGTAAGCTTGACAAGAATATTATGGAAGTTGGTCGTCGTGCCATAGAGATACGGGAGTGGAATGGAAAACGTATTGAAGTCAAAAATAAGTTTAATAAGCTTACTAACGCCGGAACAGCAGAGCAAAAGAAAGACCATATTAGTGCTTAACTATTTCAAAGACGACAAGATACTGATTACAGGTGCAAGTGGTTTACTTGGTAGACACCTTTTTAATTATCTTAAAGAGCAAGGATGTAATGTCGTAGGTGTTTGCAATAGTAAGAAGCAATCTGATTTACTTAGTTACGATTTGACAAGTTTTGAAGCAAATAAGGAACTCTTAGCTAAAGAGGAACCCCAGTACGTTTTTATGTTAGCAAACAAGAACTTCGGTGCTGGGGTTATGTCAACTACACCAGAGGTGTTGATTAGAGACAATCTGGCTATGAATAGCAATATGCTTGAGTTGTGCTACCACAACAATGTTAAGAAAGTAATGTTTGTGAGTAGCTCAACAGTGTACCAAGAATGTGACCACCCAATAATGGAATCAGAACTAGATTTAAACCAAGACCCGTTTGGTCTTTATTTTGGTGTTGCCTGGGTTAAGAGGTACACAGAAAAACTTTGCGAGTTCTATTCACGACGAGGGTTGAATATAAACATAATTAGACCAGTTGGTATCTACGGTGAGTATGACAAGCTCGGAGTTGGGTCACACTTCTTACCAGCAATAGCACAGCGTATCTTGGATAATCCACCATACCTTGAAGTATGGGGTGATGGAAAGACGTTTAGAAATCTTATTTACGCACCAGATTTAGTACGGGATATGTTATTGGTTATGGTTAATTACAATAACGATTACCCGATGAATATAGCCTCTGATACAAACGTTTACGTAGAAGATGTTGTAAATTTGTTAGTTAAGATTACTGGCTATAAAGGCGATGTTCTATATAACCATAGTAAGCCTGACGCTTTAAAGTATAGAACACTTGACAATTCAATGTTTAACGAAATTATCGGTAAACAAGAGTACACGTCATTAGAAGAAGGTCTAACCAATACTGTGGAGTGGATAAAGAGTGTCCGATAAAGTTATTCTACTGACTATTAACGATAAGGCAAATCTTTACGGTGTAACAAAACCTAATTCCGCAGTACAGCCAAACATTTATATGGGTCTTATAGACTCATATTTGACATCTAAAGGTATCAAGACGTGGATGGTTGATGAAACTCTTAACCTGTCAATCAAAGACATGGTTAGGTTGATTGAAAAAGACCAGCCCATTCTTTTCGGTGTTATCTGCATGGGTGCAAATCCATCGTCCTCAACGATGTCAATGGTTGGTGCGATACGGTTCTTTGAAGAATTAAAGAAACACAAGATTAGCGGTAAGAGCTTTATCCAAGGTGGACACCCGTCAGTGTTGCCAGAAAGAACACTAAAAGAGACTGGTGCTGATTTCGTGATAGTCGGTGAGGGATATAAAACCATCGAGCAGTTATATCACACCCTAATGAACGACGGTGACTATTCACGAATTAAGGGGTTAGCTTACGGCAACGTAAACACAGGTTTTCCAGAGCTAATAGACGCTAAAGATTTGCCTCCTATTGATTGGACTTGGTTTAACCCGAACAAATACAAGGCTCATAACTGGCACTGTTTCGGTGATATTAATAATCGCTCTCCATATGGGGTTGTTTGGACATCGCTTGGTTGCCCGTATCAATGCAGCTTTTGCTGTATAAACAACGTGTTCGGTAAGAGAGCATACCGTATGCGTGATATGAGGGATGTTATTTCTGAAATAGATTTATTAGTGACTATATATGGTGTCAAGAATATCAAGATTATAGACGAGTTGTTTATAACTAACCATCCACGTATTGATGAGTTCTGTGATGGATTAAAAGAACGTGGTTACGATTTGAATATGTGGTGCTTCGCTCGGATGGACACTGTTACACCAAGAATACTTGAGAAGCTTCGTGGTGTTGGTATGAGGTGGATAGCTTACGGTATGGAGAGTACCAGTAAGAAAGTGCTTGGCGATATTGGCAAAGGTTGTAATAGGGACAAGTATGACGAGGTTATAAAGTTTACCAAAGACGCTGACCTCTATATCGCTGCTGATTTAATAGGTGGGTTATGGCTTGACGACAGGGAATCACTCGAAGACTCATATCAGTGGGCTGTAGGACACAACTTTGAGTGGTTGAATTTATACCCAGCCTTCGCCTTCCCAGGAACACCTCTTTACGAGCAATATATAAAAGAGGGTCGTATGACTGATCCTAAATCCTGGGACGAGTATTCACTCTACGGAACGACCTGTAAACCACTTAGAAGTAAGTACCTAAGTTCAGAAGAAATACTTAGGTGGCGTGACGCAAAGTTTAGAGAGTATCACAGCAGACCTGAATATCTTTCGATGATTTATAAGAAGTTTGGTATTGAAACTCATAACCACATAGTTGATATGACCAAACAGAAATTGACCAGAAACTTACTGCATGAAACTGTCTAAACTAACAGACGGATTAGTTGGTCAACCAATGTTCAATATCCTTGCACAAGCAAATGCGTTGGAACGTGCAGGGCAGAAGCTTATCCATCTTGAGATAGGTGATAACTTCCTACAGCCTGATAAAAAGATTATCAACAGTTGTATCAGTTCTTTGGAAAAGGGAGACATCCACTACACAAGCTCATACGGCTATGAAGAGTTTAGGAAAGAGATTGCTTTAGCAACTCTTAACGAATACGGTTTTAAGCCACAGCTCGACCAGATAGTTGTTATGCCAGCAAACGCTGTGATTGACACAATGGTCAGGTGTGTGTGTGAACAGGGGGACACGGTTACAGTAGAAACACCGTGCTTCCCCACCTACACGTCGGTTATCCAATACCTTAACCTAGAGCATAGCGAGGTGGTTAATGACAAAACGAAATTACTTATTATTAACTCACCTTGCAACCCCACAGGAAAAGTCAAGACGGTCGCTGAATTACGGAAAATACTTGCTGAATCAAAGGGTAAATATTTCGTACTTCTCGACGATACTTATTCTCAGCTTGATTACACTTGTGTTACTAGGGAGGATTTAAGAGTTTGGGAATATGACAATGTACTTATTCTTAAATCACTTTCTAAGTCTCATGCAATACCAGGGTTTAGGTTGGGTTATGCAATAGGCAATAGAGAGCTGATTAGTAAGATGGCTTTAATGTTTCAGACTGTTTATTCCTGTATGCCGATATTCACACAGAAAGCCGGAATACAGGCGTTAAGAACTAACACTGACATTATGTACCGTGATTTACGTTATTTGAGAGACTACACGGTTTATAGACTGAACCGTTTAGACTGTTTTACTTGTGAGATACCTGATGGTGGAATATATGCTTTCCCTAAGATAATTGACCCAGACTTAAACGAGCAAGAAGTTGTTGATATATTGTTACGTAACGGTGTCGTAGTAATAGGTGGAAGCTGTTTCGGTAAGAACGGTCAAGGTAATATCAGGATATGCTTTGCAAGGGATAGACGATTATTGGACTGTGCATTTGACATTATGGAGGGTTGCCTGTGCTAGAGAATATCTTTAGGAAGATGTGTTTAAGTAGATATTTTGAACTCGGTATGGCACAAGCAAACGATAAGGGTTATATAAGGTGTCCGATTTATTTATCTCTCGGACAAGAGGCAGTAGCAGCAACAATCTCTGAAATCTGCCCAAAATGCAAAGTTTTCCCTCAGCACAGAGGTCATAGCTGGTACTTATCTTACGGTGGTAGCCCAGAGATGCTTAGAGATGAGGTTTTAGGGCTTAAATCAGGCTGTTGCAGAGGAATGGGTGGCTCTAGTGACATCCAATGTGACAGTGTGGAAGCACATCACGGTTTATTAGGTGAGAACATTCCCATAGCGGTAGGATATGCCCTGGCAAGCAACAGGAACACTATAGCAACATTCGGTGACGGTGCGATTGAAGAAGATTACGCAGGGGTAGCACTAGGTTTTGCAGCAACACGTAAATTACCCGTGTTCTTTGTGTGTGAAGACAACGGTTTGGCAATACTTACACCGATTAAAGACAGGCGGTCTTGGGGTGCTGTTTCACTAGCACGGGGGTATGGTCTAGATGCTTTATGTGTTGAAGATGACCCGTTATCAATCATTTCCGCCTGTGACCATTTAGATTTACCTGCTCTTTTAAATATTAAAACCACACGACATAGGTGGCACGTGGGAAGTGGTACGGATAATCCAGACCAGTTCGATAGACTCGCTGTTATGCGTAATAAGTTTAACCCAAAGATTGAACAGGACGCAAAAGAGCAGATGGAGGCGATATGGTCACTTTAAGAGAGACGATACACTCCATCACTAAGAACCACTTAGAGCAGAACGATGGCTTGATTATGGGTCAATGCCTTACCGCAGTTGGTTGGGTTGACGGTACAGTCCCCGATACACGTAACGTAATTGAGTTACCTATGACAGACGTAGCCGGAGCAGACTTCGCTGTTGGTGCAGCAATCACAGGTAGACGACCGATACTGGTACTTAGGTTCCAAGACTTCCTTGTACTCAACGCAAACGCAATAGTCTACTTTGCAGCGAAGCGTAAAGAGGTGTTTCAACGAAGTGTACCTGTGTTTGTACGAGCAATCGCACGTGAGGGGAACGGTACGGGTAACTCACACTCTGGGAAGTTGCACTCAACGTATTTAGGTTTCCCAGGTATTAGAGTATACGCACCAATGACACCGCTTGAATGGGAAGATTGCTGGAATGATTTTATGTCACACGATGACCCAGCGATATGCTGTGAACACAGGGCGACGTTTGGTGAAAGTGTGGAGATGCCAACGATATACGAGAGTGGTTCAAGGATAAGTATTATCGCTATCTCCTACGCACGTAAGAACGCAGTTAAGGCATACGAAGAGCTTGCAAGACGTGGTATTAAAGCCAACCTTATCCACGTATATAAACTTAAACCGCTTGAGGTTCCTGTGGTAGATACGGTTTCTCTGGTAGTTGACAGTGGTTACGAAACGTGCAGTGTTGCTAAAGACATAGCCTATAAGCAAATGCTAGAGACTGGTAAGAAATCATACGTGCTTGGATTAAAAGAAAAGCAAGTGGGTTGTAATGACGAGAACTTAACACCAATCTCAGATGAAATAGTTACTAAATGCTTGGAGGTTATAAGTGAAGTTTAGTGTCGTTCTTTTAGTATATATCGGTAAACCTAGTGCAATCCCAATGACACACAAGTGTATCAAGCTTGCTAGGGAAAAGACGAAGATTGATTACGAACTTGTGATAGTGGAGACGTGTTCAGAGTATTTTAAGGATTACTGCGACGTTCATATATACGAAAAGAATCGTACCACACCGACGATAAGTTGTAATAGGGGTTTACGGGCAGCACGTGGTGAGTTCGTTGTTCTTTTGACTAATGATGTGTACGTGGAAGATGGTTGGTTAGAACGTCTCTGGGAGTGCTTCCAGAAGCATGAGGATTGTGGAGCTTCAACGCTCGCTTCAACACAATTTAATCATGTAGTTGAGAATAAGATTGAAGAAGGTAACTGGTTCTCTGTTGCTATGTTACCAAAAGATTTACTTGATAAGTTAGGATATATGGACGAGAACTTCACGGGAGTATTCGACGATACCGACCTATTGATGCGTATGTATAAGCTTGGCTACAAGATGTACCGTAATTTTAATTGTGTAGTTGATCATTTAATCAGAGCAACACGTGGTGATGACACAGAAAACTTTATTAAAAACAGGATTCTTTATAACAAGAAACACGAAGGTTGTGAGTTAGAGTTTTTTAAACAAACGAGGTAAATAAACGGTGAGTAAAGATTTCGGAACAATGAAGAGTGAGATTGGCAATAACGTACAGGACACATCTGCTTCGTTTGCCACACTTGTTGGTGTTTGGTTAAATAATAGATATAGAGATATTCTAAGACGCACAAATTGGAATGTTGTTAATAACAGCTATACCTTCAACACGGTAGCCGGAACGAATGATTACACGCTTCCGTCAGATTTCGGTAAAGAGGTTTATGTTTATAACGAAACATCAGGTATTCCTATCGAGTCTACGTCTTTACAGGGATTACTGGTAGTTAATCAAGGAAACTTAACCGACCAGGGAGACCCTAATCAATACGTTATTTTAGATGGTTATGCAACTGGTGCAAGAACAAAACAAGTGCGTCTGTACCCCACTCCGTCAAGCGTGATAACAATACAGATGCCTTATACAGTACAGCCAACCGCCCTGTCTGCCTCGACAGATATAACAGTATTTGCTTGTGAGGACGCAATCATTTTAGGTGCTATGGCTGACGCTTGGCGGTATAAGAGACAGTTTGCAAAGGCAGTTGATTTTGAAACATTGTACGAGAAGTCTATTGTGAACCATATCTGGGATGCAGTGAACCAACCGAATCAGGTTACTATGTTTAACGTTAAAAGTTATAGTCGTGAAACAGTCTGAAACATTTTATAGTAAATATCAAAAGCCTTTCTTTTTTGGTCGTGTTAAAAAAGGTCTTTGTGGTCAATGTGGAAGCAATTTAACTGAGGAAGAAATTTTAAACAAGAATTCACATTGCAAGCGTTGCAGAGATTTAACACTTCTCAATTTAAAGAAAAGACTCTCTCGTGGGTTATGTTCTATATGCGGAAAAAAACGAGACGGTGAAAACAAAAGACTGTGTTTGGATTGTTTAGTTAAAGTAAAGAAAAGAAGACGAGATAAAAAATTACGCTTAAAGACTCGTGGAGTAGAACTCTTGGGTGGTAAATGTTCTTCTTGTGGTATTTCTTTTGAATGTATTGATGTCTATGATTTCCATCACTTAGACCCAGAAAAAAAAGAATTAAATATAGGGCAAAACATGGTAAGTGGTGGAAAATGGAAAACGATATGGAAAGAAATGAGCAAGTGTATTTTATTATGCTCTAACTGTCACAGAATACTCCATCATAATTTAAGGAATGGTGCTTAATATGGCTGGCGACGATGCAATGCTACACGTAATACGACGGGACTTGTCTGGTGGTTCAAACACCCGTCAACACGCAACACAGATTGCTGAGAATCAGGCAACTGTTTTGTATAACGTGGATATTGGTATTCCTGGTGAGACTACGAAACGTCCAGGGCTAACATTAATCCAGTCTCTTGCCTCATACGCTGGCACTGGTTTGTTTGGACTTGAACCTATGGGTGGAACTAACACCCTAATAGGTACGTGGGGAGACCAGATACGAGGTTATACGGGAACTGGTACATTCACATCACTAGGTTCAGTTGCTGCACCTACCGCAGATTATAACTTCAAGATGTTAAAGATAGGACAGAGTGGTGTTGGAGACGTTGCTCTTTTGTCTAACGGATATGATTACCCGTTAATTTACAACCCTACTGGTACGTTTACCTTAATTAATACAAGCAATGCTTCTGTACATGGTGTACCTAAGACTAAAGCATTAGAATATTGGAGAAATAGGGTTTGGGCTTTAAGTAACGGTTTATTATATTATTCTGATGCTTACCCTGCTAATTACAACATCGCTTTTGCATTAGCGAACTCGTTTAGATTCCCCGTAGGTACAGAGAAAGCAGTTGTTGGTTTAAGGGACGCAGGGATTATTGCACTCGGTACAGACCAGATATGGTCAATCAACCCATCAGCAACACCAGTGGCAACAGACAAGCCAGAGAAGATACTTGATATTGGTTGTGCTGCTGGAGATACAGTTGTGCAGGTTGCAGACGACATTCTGTTCTTAGCACGTGACGGTGTTCGTGGTTTGTTCAGGACACAGCAGGATAAGTTACAGACTGGTTCTGCATACCCGTTAAGCTTTCCGTTAAAAGACGAGTTTGAGAACATTAACTGGAATCAGATTAATAAGGCGTGTGCGATTTTCTTTGATAATAAATACTTCCTTGCATTACCAACAGGCAACAGCACATACAATGACCAGGTGTGGGTGTATTATCCTGCAACAAAGGGCTGGATGGTTATTACAGGTTGGAATGTTGGTGGTTTTGCGACAATGACCGTGAACGGTGAGGAAAGACTTTATGTAATAGATTCAGTTAACGCAAAGGTCTACCGTGCGTGGTACGGTTTTGATGATAACGGGACTGCGATAAACTACCAGGAAGAGGGACGGTACGAAGATTTAGGCTATCCTCTCTCAAAAAAGGTTGGAGGAGAAGTTAGGGTTAAGTTTATGACCGCAGGTGATTACGACGTTACCGTGTACGCAGCTATTGACGACGGTGGTTATGCAACGCTCGGCACGGTTAATTTATCAGGTAACGCACCACAGCTGCCTATTACCCTTCCTTTTAACCTTGCGGAAGCAACACAAGCAACAGAGGTGTTCCACCTTGACGGTTTAGGTGCGTGGTACAGGATTAAGTTGAAGATACAGCATAACGCTGTTAATAGTGACGAAATAAAATGTCTTGAAAGAGCAATCATGTCTTTCAAGGAAGAATACCAACCAGAGAAAATATGAAAATAATTAATCGTAAAGAAGACGAAGCATCTGCGATATCGTTTAGTAACCAACACGGGATTAGTATTAAATGCTTTAAGACTTATTACATTAGGGACGATGGTTCTTACGATAAAGTTATTTATTATCTGGTAGACCCACAGGGTATTGAACACGTTATGGAAGAGGTTTATAAACAAGATAAAAATGTTACTGACCACGTACTTGTTGGTGACAAAACATTTAATTCAGTATATGAAGCTGAACAATTTGTATTAGAAGTAATGAGGTCTAAATAATATGGCAACATTAGGTCGTGGGATAACACTGGCTACTACCGAAACAATTACTAACGCAAAGCTTCATCAGTTAGTAGATAGTGGCACGGTGACTGGGATAGTTGATGCAGACATTTCTGCTTCAGCAGCAATAACAGGGTCAAAACTTTCGACAATTATTGAATCAGGAAAAGTTGGTGGAACTGCCTTGTCTTATCTTGCAAGTATACCATCTGGTGCTGGTTATCTTCCTTATCAGAACCTTGCGAGTATTCCGGCAAATACACTTACTAATCTTTCCAGTCTACCAACAGTAGCTGGTCAGATACCTTATTATAGCATAGCAACAATACCAAGTAGTCTTCTGGGTACAGGTTCCCCCTCAGCTTCTAATTTTCTTAGGGGAGATAGAAGTTTCCAATCAATAACTGGAATACAGAATACAAGTGGTATCGGAACACCAAAAGCATCAGTATCTAGTGGCGGTCAGATGAACCAATGGTATGACGTAACAAACGCCACAACCAACATAACTTTAAACTCTACGGGAACCATATTTGTTACGTTTGGTGCTTCAGTAACATCGTCTGCTAACATCTATGTAAAATTTAGACTTGTTTATAATACCTCAACAGTTATTTCCACAAGTGAAAATTCTTCATTGCTAGGAACAGGCGTTGTTGATTATATAGGAATAGGTGGTCAAGCTACTAGTGTTTCGCCTGGTACGTATGCGGTAAAAGTTCAAGTCTGTATTGACCAGGCTTCTGGTACGGTTAATGTTAGTAACGGGTTATTGTCAGTAATAGCATATTAAGGAATATAAATGCCATCATTCAAACGAGGTTATACATTCAGTTCAGTCGAGCAAGTTACCAATGATAAGTTGCACTTGCTTGTAGATAATGCAACACAAACACAGATAGTTAATGCTGATATTTCAACCATAGCTGCTATTGCTGACACAAAACTTGCTTCTATTACAACTGCAAGCAAAGTAAATGGTTCAGCGATTACTGGTCTTGCGAACATTCCGTCAGACGGTGGGACGATACCTGGGGCTAATCTTTCCAATGCTTTTCCAGTAGGAAGTGTATTTATAGCAACCGTTAGCACAGCACCAGCAACACTGTTAGGTTACGGGACATGGTCGTCCATAGGAACTGGTCAGGTTCTGGTTGGTGTTGATACCAATGACAGCGATTTTAATACCGTAAAGAAAACTGGTGGTGCGAAAACAGCAACGAGCGATTCACAAGGTGGACATACGCACACGTCAAGCCCTGGAACTACAGGTGTAGTTTTTGGTGCTGGTGGTGGTGAGGCTACAGCTGGTTCACACACGCACACGGTCAGCACGGTTCAACCTTACCTAACGGTTTATATGTGGGAACGCACGGCTTAATGACAGACACAAAGAAGATACTTGGTTTTATGCTTGAGCATTATAAACACACAGTAGGTAAGGAACAAGATATTATCGGGGCTATTGAGCTTCACAAGCAATATAACACCTATATCATAGACGAAGACAAGAAAGGAATTAAATATCTATGTAGGTTTAACATTATAGGTCAAACGGCACACGTTCTTGATTGCATCATACGTAAAGATTGCAGGAATAAGAACGTAATGAAGAATATGCTTGTGCAAGCGTTAATCAAGTTCCCGTATATAAAACTCGTTTCTTGGGAACGACAGTTAAAGTACCCAAGAAGAAAATATAGGTTTTACACCATTAAACAATTACTAAGGAGTTTATAAGACAATGAGTGGCGGTAGCGATACAGTAGAACAACCAGTACAACCTACAGCTCCGAGTTATAGCTCGTCTATCTCGGATTATGTAAACGCATATCCTCAATTATTTAGCATGATGCAGCAATACGCACCGCAAGAGGCTCAACTTAACCTCGACTTGTTGAATAAGTACGGTGGACAGACTCTGCAAGCACAGAAAGCAGCACAGGAAGCTGCATACCCAGAGCAGACTGCGATACGTAATACGCTTATGTCACAGGCACAGAGTGGTATGAGTGACCAAGTGCCGGATTATATGAGACAGCAGTACAGGTCGGATATGAACGCTGCTCTTGGTGCAAACGCACAGGCTCCGATTGGTGCTGATTATATGTCTCGGTCAATGCTTGACTTACAAAAAGGGTATAACGATTACTATAGAAATCTTGGTTTACAATTAACGTCGTCACAGCCCACATACACAGTTCAGGCTCCGTCATACACGAACCAGTTGTCGAACATGACACCAAACAGTGCATTAAGTTACAATCAGGGTTTATATAACACACAGATGGGAACGTACAATAACCAATATGACACGTGGTCAAAGGCTGGTGGAAGCAATTATGGTTCTATAGGTGCATTGGCTGGTGGAGTTATAGGTGGAGCAGCTGCTATGTATATGCCAGGCTCACAGGCTTATCTTGTTCCATTAGGTTCTTCAATAGGTGGAGCTATAGGGAGTCAATTCTAATATGGCTAAAAAACGTAAGCTTAATTCAAATAATGATTCCTGGGTTAATATGGTTAACGGTATTAGCCAGGCTATAGCATTACAACAGCAACAGCAGCAGATTAGTAATGAGGATAAGTACAAGCAGTGGGCTATGAACAACCAGGGAACAGAAAACCAGATAGCTTTAGCAAAGGCTGGTCTTATGCCTAACCCACAAGGTGATATAAATATCGGTGGACAGAATTATTCACGCAGACCGCCAATTATGCCTGACTTATCAGGAATTATTGGTAAGGGAAGTAATGGCATTGGTTTTACTGGTGGGAACATTAACCCGATGACAGGTGATATGTCTATAACATTCGGACAAACTCCAGAATCAAAAATCAATGAACAATCTATGGTGGCAGCAGCGAAGGAAAGAGAAACAGCTATAGGAAAAGCTAATAGATTGCAGAAGGTTGGAGAAAGCGTACAAAGAGAGTGGTTGAAAACCTCCCCCTATAAAGGATTAATAACTAAGACAGGATTAGTCCCTGTTCTTGGTATGTGGGATATTGTAAAAAAGGGTGCTGGAGCAACAGACGCACAGCAACGTGACCAAGCGTATGCAAGTTTCGTCAAAGGCATCAGAGCGCAGTTGGCAAGAGGTATGGGTGATGTAGGTAACTTATCAGAAACAGAACAGCAGGCTGTTAGCGAATTAGTACCGACACTATTTGATAGTTACGAATCTGGTATTAAAAAACTAGAGCAGATTTCAGCTCTTGTTGAAGATATAAGAAAAACACGTGACACGCAGGGATTTAGTACGTTCACCATTGACGGAACGAACTATAAAATACCAAGAGAAAAAGTTAAGGCATTTATGAAAGCTAAAGGGCTAGAATAATGGCACAGGATGAATGGGATAAATATATTGAAAATAGCAATTCTTCTTCTGGAGACGAGTGGAGCCAATACACAGTTCAGGAAACAGCTCCTAAGCCATTAAACAAGCCAGGAGTAGGAGACGCAATCGGTTCTATCGCCGGAGCTGGGGCAGTCGCTGGTATTGGGTATAGTTTAGCAAAGACAGGTATTCAGCAGAAGATAGGTGGTGGTATAGGAAAGGTTGTTGCTGGTGTAAAAAATCTCCCAAAAGTTGTTAATACCGATAAGGGGGACGCTTTTGCTAAAGAAATAAGGAAAGCTTTTGTTGATGTTCACACTGAAAAAGTTAACAAGTTTGGAAATGATTTGGAGAAACTTTCAGTTAAATATCCTGACAAAACTGTTTCAATAGCGGAACCTGTTAAAGAAATAGTTTCAAACTGGGAAGAATTTTCACCATCAACAAAATCAGCATTAAAGAACACGCCAATATTAAAATCATTCTTAAAAGATGTTAAGAATGGAAAGGTAACTGGTAATCCTGATAGCATTAGTTTGAAAGCAACGCAGGAAATAATAAATCATATCAACACTAAAGTCCCTGCGAATATTAAATCTAGCAATCTTGACTTAATAGAAACTCTTAACAGTGTAAAAGCTTCTCAACTAGACGCTTTTCCTGAGATGGAACAGGTTAAGAGTGAATACAAGAAGTTTATAGAACCATATAAAAATGTTAAGCAATATTTCAAGTTTAATAAACTTCTTAATGGGATAAAGGACAAGTTTGGTGGCGCAGAGGGTCAAGCTGCTATTGAGAAGATATTACCTAAAGACGTTATCAAAAAAATGGGTGGCTACAGAGCTGCTGCAAAGCTTGCAGAAATGCCTGGAGAAATTCCGCTAATAGGTAGGTTCTTAAAAAGTGCAGGGAGTATGTCAATAGCTCCTATGGCAACAGGAGCGTTACTTTATAATAAAGACCCACAGGCTTATATGTATGAAATGACAACGGGGAATAATGCAAAGCCACTAATCGATATAAACAATAAATTGAAAAATAAACAAGCGTTAACGCCAGAGGAACAGTTTATTGCTTGGAAGAGTGGGCTTGTTGTTTAATCCTCCTATTATCTAACCATTCAGATATAGGCGTTGCGATTAAAACAAATAACCCTGGGAGAGTGGCGATAACTACTAAGACTATTATAATCGTGATTAGTATTTGCATAGTCTAAATTATACACCCAAACAAAACATTGTCAAGAGGTATTTATGCCCATAGCGAAATCAGCACCAGCTCCACAAACAAATGAAGTTAAATCAGAACCAGTCCACTCAGGGGATGCACCACAACAGGTGGGTAACACGATGGAGTTCGCTGGCATACCTGTTGATATGTATAGGTACTTCGGTATTGATTTGGGTAGTGGTGATGAAAAGGAATTGAATAAAGTTAAAGAGATTTACGAGTGGGCGAAGAAGGATAGTGAGTCTTTGGGTGACGCTATGACTAAAATATCACGTCTTGAAAGACAGCTCGGCTCACCGCACATCAACGAAACCAGACACACAAAGATGTGGCTATGGGTTAAGCTCACACGTCAAATGGAAGATTTAGATAAACGCAGAGAAAGTATGAGAAAAACATGGGCTTAGGTTCGGGTAGACAATTCGAGGGTGCGGTAAAACCATCGTCTATCGAAGTTGATAGTTACGAGGCAGACCTCTTTGCACATAGATACACAGAGATACCTACAACCCTACAGCAACGTCTTGATTACGGCTCACGTACAGACGGACAGCCTGATTACATGGGGTACGGTGCAAGAGGGTTAACTACGACTGATAGTGGTTGGCTGATACACAAGTTCACATACAACGCAACTGGTGGAATGACTCTGAGACAATCAGCTTTCGGTATTTGGGATAACAGAGCATCTCTAAATTATGCGTAAGACATTACTTGTTTTTTTATTTTTGTTTATTACGGTTGGTGTTTCCTATGCTGCACATACAATCTTCAACCCATTTACAGGTAAGTTGGATTTTGTTGATGTAAAGCAAACACCTCCCTATAACCCTAGCGACCCAGGTTCCCCAGGTGACATCGCCTACGACGGTTCCTATATATATGTGTGCGTAAGTGCAAACACGTGGGTTAGGGCATCATTAACTACATGGTCAATTATACGAGTTCCAGTTTTATGGCAAGGAGTACAAGTTAAATGGCAAGGAGTGGATGTTCAAAGATGAAAAAGCTATGGTTTCTTATTTTGTTGTTAATGTTCCCAACCCTTGCTTACTGCTCTGGCGGGAACTTAACAAATGGTACGACGGTATATTTTACCGACGACGGTGAGAATCTGACTGCGAAGGTTAATGATACGCTCGTAAATAAGTGGAATGGGTACGAGGCGAATTTATCAAACGATAATCTTACGGATAATAATACAGACCAACTGCCACAAGGCTCAACCAATAAATACGCCAACACAACCGCAGAATCGCAAGGTAATCAATCTTTTGGTTGGGGCAATCACGCTTCCGCAGGGTATGCTTTGCAATCAAATTTATCCGTAAAACTAGATGCTTCTCGTGGCAACTGGAAAGTATTTTATTCCAATGACACAGGCGTATTCACAGAATTACCTCTCGGTGCGTCAGGTACATATTTAAAAGCAAATGGCGTTTCTGCTGCGCCCTCTTGGGATACACCGACAGGCTCAGGTACAGGAGTTTCTAATTATTCCTCATTCACGGCGAATGAAACATCAGATATAAACTGGGGGCATACTTTTAATGCTACTGGATTGAAAGTGAATAATGTTCCTGTAGGATTCGGTAACGCCAATATGTCAGATGTCGTCGCATTATCGAATCTTTCCAATTATTACACTATCACTCAATCAAATTCAACCTACTTTAATTATACTTCCGGCGTACCCTGGGGGAATATAACATCTGTTCCTGCGAATACCACGAGCAATCAAGCGACAAATACAACAAGTGATGTAGTGTTTGTGAATGTCAATGCTACAGCGTTTAAGGGTTCGGCAGGGAATTTAACTAATCTAAATGCTACAAACATAGCACAGGGTACGCTTGCAGTAGCTCGGCTTCCGGCTAACTCATCTTTCGACCAGAGTGTCAATACGACAAGTGATGTAACTTTCCGTAACGTAACAGCCAATGTTCAGAGTGTTGTTAAAGGATTCACCGTATACAACATCACAGCTAACCACGATTTCCCATTATTCCAAGCGAATAAGAATTTAACTCTTAAAAAGGTTACGACAGTATGTATTGGTGGAACAAATGTCGTAGGTCAATTTGAAGTAGCTAATGTAACAGGTTTATCTCCTGTAAAAGTAAACGCAACAGATTGGACGACTACGCCCACAGGTTCACTTTCCATTACTGCGTTTGGTAATGCTACGGTATCAAATACCTCATTCCTGACGTGGAATACAACGTCAGTGAGTGGTACACCCACTACATTTACAGTAAGTTTTGAATACTCGGAGAGTAACTAATATGAGAATACTTATCGCTCTATTTCTTCTTATCCCATCGTTAGCATTTGCAAGTCAGAAAGCATATTTACAGGTTCGTGCAAGTGAGAAAACAGCATACGGTCAATGGAATAGCCATATTTGCTATGAGATACCCGATGACAAAGTAGATGAGGTTATGAAATTGTGCGGAGTTGAGCAGAAGAAAGTTGACGAAGATGTAAAGATAGGTGTTGATTTATGGGTACACGAAAGAGAAAATCCTCCTGTTTATGTTGAGCCGACGGAAGCGGATTATCTGTCAATGTACGAAGCCAAGATAGCCGAAGCAACAGAGTATTTTACAAAGTATTCAGAGAAAGCAAGCGTTGAGGAAATACAAGCGGTCAAGTCGAAGTTAGCGGATAGCGTTGTTGCCATAGATGAAGTCATAACGGAAAAGAGTAAATGAGAAAACCCCTTACGTTAATTATATTGCTTGGTTGGGTTGGGGTGGCGCAGGCTATTACAATGTACCCTGTACAATCGGGTAACTGGACTATCACGACAACTTGGAATAGCTCGACGATACCAACTGCCACAGATGACGTTAAATTAAATACCTCGTATAACGTACAATGCAATACGTCAAACTGTACAGCACAATCTATTGATATGACAGGCGGTACTGGGTGGCTCAACCAATCCGCAGGGTCAACGATTACCGTCAAGGGTTCAGCTACTCTTGTTTCAGGTCTATATCAAGGGCTAGGAAAAAACTCTAACATTACATTTAACGCAACAGGTACGCTTACTACCGCAGGGAACCAATTAAATAACGTCATAGTAAATGCTGGCGGTGGAGTGGTAACTCTTGGCGATAACTTGACGCAAAATAATACCCTTACCCTCACACAAGGCACACTCGACACGAATAATCAGACGGTGAGTTGTAATCATCTCAACTCAACAGCGAGTAACACTCGTGTATTAAATTTAACTAATAGTATTATAAATATTTCGAATGGAATAAATATTGTAGACACTAATCTTACATTAAATCCAGGTAATAGCGTTATAACACTTACAAATGATGACTCTTGGATACAGGGGGGGCATTACCCCTTATATGACGTTAATTTTTTAGGTAACTCATCAACACTATATAACGGAAATTATAAATTTCATAATTTAACTGTTAAAGGAAAAGAGTTCAAAACCTGCCAACTTAAATTATGGTCGTCAGCACCTTCGGTAAATACAACACTTACCATTTCAGGTAATTCAGCAGTTAATAGGTTGATATTTCTTTCCAACACCCTCGGCACACAACGCACAATCAACGTAACAGGCGCAACGCTCAATATCTCCAACTGCGATTTTAGGGATATTGCATTTATCAACACCTCCGTACCCGTTGACCTATCCACTATTACAGGCGGTTCAGGCGATTGCGGAGGCAATTCTAACATTACTTTTACCCCTGCCAAAACTCTTTATTGGTATCAAGACTCAGGAAGCTTTAGCGACGTTACCAAATGGCGTAACGAAACCAATGGCACAGTAACCATACCACCATTACCGCAGGACACAGCCAGGTTCAATGCTTCATCATTCTCGACAACAGGGAAAACAGTAACCCAGGATATGCCTTGTATTGGAAGTGTGGATTGGACAGGGGCGGGGAGTAGCCCGACGTTTGCAATCAATTCTATTAGTCAAGAATTTTACGGAATAAATTTTACTTTAATAAGTGGAATGAGTTTAACTGGTGATTCAGCGAAATCCCTCATATTTTATACGAGGAACAATGTTTATGTAACAACTGCCGGTAAGTGGGTTTCAAATTCAATGCCGATTAACAGTCTAGGATATACCCTTACAATTTTAGACGATTTGTCGGGACCTGCTTCCTTAACGTGTAACGGTGGTACTTTTGAGGCAAATAATTTTAATGTTTCCATAAGTAGACTTGAAGGTTCAGGAACTTTTAATATGGGTAATGGTAACTGGACAATCAACAGTTACGGAAATAATATTTTTAGAATTGGAACTGGAGCAATATTAAATTGCCAAAACTCAACTATTGTTGCGGGGAAAAGTGCTGAAGCAACGACATTATATCAAACAGTACAGAATAGAACTTTCAATAATTTTATCATAAATGCAAGTGGAACAAACGTATTTACTATTAACGGAAATAATACCTTTAGTAATTTGCAAATCAATGCTAGTAGGCGAGTAAATCTTACAGCAGGCTCAACTCAAAACGCAAGTACGTTTTCTACTAACGGCACTACAGGAAGTCCGATTACTCTCAATTCAACCACTATTGGAACGCCCGCTTACATTAATAGTACATCAGGTACTTCATATTTTCATTATACAAACATAACCGATATAAACGCAAGTGGTGGTGCAACCTTCGACGCAACCGACAACTGCGTGAATGTATCAAATGCGGTGGGGTTTACTTGGACGGGTGGGGCAGTAGTAGACGATTCACAGGTGTTTATACTATGAAATATCTTAATTGGATATTTCCGATTTTAGCACTCGCAAGCACAATGGTACTTACATATATATGCACTTAAATTCATACGACATAATGATTTATTTTTATATGAAATACCTACGCAAAGAGAGCAATCTCAAAGTGCTTGACGTAGGGTCGTGTGATGTAAACGGAACGTATAGACCTATATTTAAGGAACACGAATATATCGGCGTTGATATTGGTGCAGGAAAGAATGTTGATTTTGTACTCGATGACGCTTACAAGTTTCCGTTCCCTGACAAGACTTTCGACGTTATTTTGTGCGGTCAAGTTTTAGAACACGCAGAGTTTCCCTGGGAAACGATGAGGGAAATATCAAGAGTTGCAAAAGATGGGGCAAAGATATTTATAGTCGCACCTAACACTTGGGTGCTTCATAGATACCCTCTTGATTGTTATAGATATAATCCCGATGATATGAAAGCGTTGGCGAAGTACGCAGGATTGAAACCTATTGAGGCAGGACTAAGTAAAACGAGGCAGGGCGTTGATTGTTATATGTACGCCTGTAAAAACTGATGGAAGAAATACGGTGTTTAATTTCAATAACAGGGTTTCTACTTCTTCCTTTCTTTGTATGGTATGCACACAGGGAAGGGGAAAGGAATATCCCGAGATGGAAACAGGGTTGGATAAATTGAAGATGGAAGGGATTATTTAATGGGCGAAACTTGTAGTGAACATTCAGCATTTTGTGAAAAAATAGGGAAGCTCATTTCTTCCAACGAATCATTACACGAAAGTTTAAAAGATTTCTGCAAGAAAACAGAACTCCATATCAACGAAGGTGAGAAACCTGGCGGTGTAAGAGAGAAGGTAACTATCTTGGAACAGAGAGTGTCTCAACTTGAAAAAGAGAAGTGGGTTATCGCCATCGTTGGAGGTTTAGTTGGCGGTTTTATATCACAAGGTACGCCTGAATTTTTCCAATGGTTGCTACATTTTATAAAATAGTTACCCTACAAATACATGAAAAAGCCAATAAGTAGGGTAAAAAAACAAGTGTTCTTTGTAATTCATAAAACACCGTACCAGGATTTCAACGTACTCGCTCTCGGTGCGGATAAACCCTTAAAACTTCTTAGCACGAAATATGGTGAGTATTATAAACCGTACTCAAATATATATGAAATGCCAATACTACTAATGGGTACATTCGATAAAGTTAACGAAGCTGTAAAGTTTATAGATTCTTTTATTTCAGTTAATACTCAAAAAGGAGTATTACAAGGAATTGTACGGAACAATGCAAAAGGTTGTATGAAATGATAAACGAAGAACGCAGACAGAGTATTGGAATAGTCTACAAAGGCGAAGTAAGGCTCACGAAATGCAAACAGCCCTCGTGTGATGGGTATTTATTCTACGAAGATATGGACAATAAAAGGTACATACTCTGTTGCCATTGCGATTACAAGATGGAAGAGAGAAGGAGAGAGGGGCTTGCGGTACCGCTACATAACCATGAAGAAATTAAAATGTGGGGAGGTGTATGAAAGTCGAAGAGATAGATAAGATGGTTCACGAAATAAGTTCGTTAGGTCAGTCGTTTAGCTCGTATGCACATCTGTTGGAAAACCCGTCAATAAACATATCCCATAAAAAACTACAGGAGATATGCCGGAAGTGTGCGAAGAATTGTATGGAAATTAGACAAGTGGTTTTAATCAAGGAGGTTAAAAATGTTTAGTGTTATCGGAAATGTATTTGGTTTTGTAATCAAGAATTTAGCACTTATCGTCGGAATAATTGAGGCATTATTAAAAGTTGCTGGTGGTATCGTTAGCCTTACTCCAAACAAAAAAGACGATGTTGCAGTAGCAGCGGTTGATAAAGTTTTTTCTTCAATCAAGAAGTTCTTATACACCATCAGTGATAAGCTCTCTGGTAAAGAGATTACAACCCCAAACTCATAAAAGCCTTACCGTTTACTTGGCGGTTAGGCATTTGGTTGTATAAACATAAAACGCTCTTCTGGTTTGTGGTACGTCACCTACAAATTGGTGAATGTACCGCACCAGACGGGACAAAGTACAAGGGATTTAAAATATCCTTTAAATGGTAAACTTATGATAACAATAGTAACCGTATTGCTTGCGATAGTTTGTGCAGTGCTGTATCGGATGGGTGGTGCGTCAGGTTACAATACAAAGTTTAGGGATTTAGGTTGCCCGACAGTATTAATCGTTTGGTTGTTGATTAATAAGGTCGGGTTTTCTTTTGAGTTGTGGAAAGTGATTTTAGCATACTTTCTTACTTTTGGACTCACGTTTGGTTCCATGACGACGTACTGGAAAAAGAAGGGAACGGACGCACATTGGTATAACTGGGCTATAACGGGAGGTGTGTACGGATTGGCGTGTCTACCGTTAATGCTTGTAGGTATACCCTGGTATTGGATTTTATGCCGTGCAGTGTTGCTATCCGCAGTAACAAGTGCGTGGAGTGAGGAAGTTGGAAATGCAGTCTGGGAAGAAGCTGGGCGTGGAAGTTTTGTTATAGCAACGTTACCGATACTACTCGCATGACACACTCTGATCATATACTTGTCATAGGCGATACACATTTACCCTTCTGCATAGATGGGTACTTGGACTTCTGCCTTGACATACAAAAAAGAGTTAAATGCGGTACGGTTGTACATATCGGTGACTTGGTTGATAATCATGCCATTTCTTACCACGAACATGACCCAGATGGTAAAAGCCCGAAAGAGGAGATGGAAGAGGCTGATAAGCACCTAGCACGGTGGTTTAAGGCGTTTCCAAAGGTTAAAGTATGCCTCGGAAACCACGACCGTATGGCTGACCGTAAATCAAAGACCGTAGGGCTTCCTAGTAGGGTATTTAAGTCATTTAAAGACATCTGGCAGCTTCCACAGGGCTGGGAAACAGCATACAGCTGGGAAATAGACGGTGTACGGTATCAGCACGGTACAGGCTACTCAGGAGACACCTCACACATGAAAGCAGCCTCTTTTAACCGCCAAAGCACTGTTATAGGGCATCTACACACACTTTGCCAAGCTGGGTACACCGCAAGCGAGAAAGACTGCATCTTTGGTATGGCAGTGGGCTGTGGAATTGACCGAAACAAGTACGCTTTCGCTTACGAAAGGGACTTCCCACGCAAACCCGTAATATCGTGCGGTGTGGTTACTGATAAGGGTAGGTACTGCCAGACCTTTAAAATGGAGATTTGAGTTATCCACAGGTTATACAGAGAATTAACAGGTTTTCCCCAGGATAACCCCAGTACTTCCAATAACTTACAAAACGCTGTGCTTAAGTTTTCCACAGTCTATTACTAGTTTAAATACTTTAAAATTATTAAATATTTTAAAAATTTAAATACTTTAAATACTTTAAATACTCAACTATCAATTAATATACCTATATTATATATATGAACAGTAAAACATACCAGCGTCCAACGTGTAAAGGTCACATCTATATAACCGTAGTAAGAGATGAAAAAGGAAAGTTTGATTATGTCGTGGCAAGCCCTCCGGCTAAGGATTCAGACTGTGGAGGTATGGTTTATGCGCTACAGGACTTACTCACTTGGTCTTTGAGGAGGGCGGTTGATCAGAAAGATATTAACCAGATAATAAAGGCTGTGAGTGGACATTGCTGTAATGGACAGTTGCCGAACAAGTACCACTGTAAGTCGTGCAGTGATGCTTTTGGACAGGTCTTAAAAAAGGAGTTTGCTAACAATGACGAAGTTTGCGAATAAGACGTTTAGTGTTGCGATGGGTAGTGACAGGATTGATAGGTGTAAGAAGTGCGGTAAGAGCTTTGTTGTGGGTTATAAAATAGGCGATAGATACGTTTGTAGTGACTGTGTAAAAAAGGAAAGACCTAACTGCTCGGCTTGTTGTGCGGAGAGCTGTTTTGGTTGCGAGGATTCCCATGAAAAAGATTAAGGCGATTATCTACAACGGTTCATATTGTTTAAGAGAGAGGTTTATAGTTTACGAAAAGGACGGTCTATGGTATCTACGAGTGCTTTAAAATGTCCGAAGGATATTAAGGTTTGTCACCCGAAGTCACTTACTAATGCCGGAGACGATTTCATTTGCTGCGGTATTACCGACAAGCCAACGAAATACAAGAAAGACATTATTAAGATGTGTCTCAAAGGTAAGTTCGTGCCAAAGTTTACCATTGAGATGACAGAGCAAGAAGCGATTTGTTTAATCAAATCACTTGCGACAGCGGTCAGTATTTAAAAAAAATAATATTTTTTTATTGACATGCCTGATAGTTATGGTAATATGTGTTAGAAGATAGATTAAACATTTTACCGAGGTGTGTCTATATGTTTAAATCAAACAGTAGTCTATACTGTTACAAACCAACAAACAATTTGTCCCAAGACTTCTCATATCGCAAGGTATGGGATATTTGCCAAACGGTGAATATAGACAGTCTTGGGATTTTCCTTTTTAGGAGGGCTAGTCTATGGCTCAGGCGATAGCAGTAAACGGTATAGGGGAGAAATGCAAGAATTGCGAGGACTACAAACGCAGGGGAACCAACTCGGTGCGTATATTGGAGTTGTTCGGTAATGAGGGCGGGTGCTGGGATTACGAGACTTGTCACGAGACGTGCTGGCAAGAAGAGGATAAGAAAACAGCGTATCAAAGAGAGTGGGCTAGGAAGAGAGTGTCACGATGAGACACGTCGGTAATCACGTAGCTGAGTATCGTGTTGAGGAAAAGAAGTGTGAGGTCTGTGACGGAATGGGCGAGATTTACGTTGATAAAAAAGATTTTATGCACCACTTGCGGGATATGAGAAGGGAAGTTGGTGCAAGTTTTATCGGATTAGTTAAAGAATACCACGAGTGGAAAAAGGGGGATGGGTATGTCAAATGTTACAACTGTGGCGGAAAAGGATATTTTGAGGAGTGGTTTTGATTGTGCAGACACAACAGCTTGGGATAACTTTTTGTGGTGCTGTGTAAACAAACCAGAGTGGGCTGACGAGATACTAAGGGGGGTGTGAAATGTTCGGAGTAAAAGACGAGTCAAATAACAACACAGTAACTCTTAACAACACGGAATACAACTTTGAAGAAATTTACAACCAGATTGACAGATTACTCGACCAGATTAAATCGATGGTTGAGCGTATGGAAAAAGCCAAAGAGATGTACGAGTACAAGGAAAAAATACTTAAATGACAAACAGACACTGCTGGTGCTGCGAAAGGGGGATTAATAGTGACCAAGACGTAATTATATGTGTGTGCGGTGCGGAGAATGATTTTAGACCATATCAACCTATTAATATTGAGGAGAACAACACAATGCCTTTTGAGAAGAGTAATGATGCCGGAAGTATTAATTTTTTAAAGATGCCTAAAGAGGGTGAGACGTATGACTTCACAAAACACGGTAAAATCACGGAAATTGCAAAGGTTGAGAATCAAGACCACAAGAAGGGCAAGTTTAACTTTATTAAAAAAGTATCTGTCACACTGCCAAATGGTTCAGTTGCGAAAGTTGATGAAGACCAAGGATACTACTACAGCATTATGTTTGAAGATGGCAGCAAGATGACTATTAGTTCATGGAGTCCGTTCTTTGCCATGCAGAAAGCCAATATTATGGAAGGTGTGTCCATGATAGTTGAACATCCTGCGAAGGGTGAGTGGATTATAAGGAGAGCGTAAAATGCACCCATCAATGACCGATACCGTTGTAAAAGTTATTGCAACTGCGTTTGGTCTAGTAGTTGTGTTCGTGATTATATTCGGTGCGTTGTTTATGGATAAGTATGAAAAAGATAATTTAACTATAACGCCGGATACGGCAAGAAAGTTAAATGCAAGGAAGTCTAAACCAACCAAGAGACGTAAAATTTAAGGTTGACCCAAGACCATTTTGCCAGTGTGGTCGCCCCGCCACACGCTTCGAGGGGGCTACGCCATTATGTGAAAGGTGTAGCTCCCCAAAGAAGCGCAGGGAAAAGATTGGTGATTATAGTGGAAAGAGCAAGTCTCCTAACGCTTGGAATGATTATAAGGACTAATAATGCCAAACAAGAATTATGTAAACGGACGTGCAAGGGAATACAAGGTTATGCGTGAGCTTGAAG